TCTTCCGTCTATAGTTACCATAATTACCTCACATTTTTTGTGTTAGATTAAACGTAATATTCCCAACAATTCCTTCGTCCGTTATTTAACTCCTGTACTGTTGTATGCACCTTCACCACGTTCTGTCTGGTCAAGTTCATCAACTTCAACGAAGTTGGCTTTATAAACAGGACAAATAACACCTTGGGCAATTCTTTCGCCACACTCAATTTCAATGACTTTATCGGAAAGGTTATGACACAACACCCCAACTTCACCAGTGTAGCCAGAATCCACTGTGCCCGGAGAGTTAGCGACATTAAATCCTCTTTTAAGGGGTGAACCTGAACGGGTTCTTACCTGTAATTCTGTACCTTTTGGTGTAGCCACCTTGATGCCTGTCGGTACAACAATCGTACCACCGGGGGCAATCTGATATCCACCTTGTTCATTTGTGGATGCTCTCAGGTCAAATCCACTATCACCTTCTTTAGCGTACAAAAGTTTTTGATTGTCCTCACCACCATTATAAGTATCAAGATAAACGATCTTTACCGGGATCTCGACATCTGACTTAAATAATGTATCGTAAATGTGTCCGGCAATGTTAGAGAACATATTAACATACTCTTCTTTTTTCATAACAAATTTCTCCTTTTTACAACAACATAACTGTAAATAAAAAAATTAAGGGTCAATTAAGACCCTTAATAATTTTTACATATATTGTTATTATTTAAAAATCGACATTACTTATGAATAACACATATTTCGGTTCCCAGACTACATCAACGGAATCCCCAACAATCTGTTCGATACAAGCACCTTTATCCCATTTGTTAAGAGCCAAAAGTGCTTCTTCAAACGTATCAAAAAATTGAGGAAGTGATTGATGCCATTCTTTGTTGACTACCTTGTAAGCCCCGTCATAGTTGTTCATTGATTAATCCTTTTTGTTAGTGGTTATAGGTTAGGAAACTCAGTATGATTAATATTACCAAGTTCATCGTATTGTGTCAATACACGTTCAATATTTTATTCTCTACTTGGGTGAAATTTTCCAAATAATCCGGCCATTTATATTTCTTAAAAAAACTTAATATATTATCAGGATTCGGTTTAATATATTCGTCATAGTCACGAAGAACACGTCTTCTTATTTCTGAGGGAATACGAGAAAAATCCATTAAATTACGATTAAATTCATAACGTTCACGTAAATTGTTATCTTCTAACCATTTTTCCCATCCACCAGCATATGATAACACCTTTTCGAATGCTTTGTCACCAAACCCCGGCTTTCTTTTGTCATCTGGATGCTCCAAAGGCGTTTTAATATTAAAAATGTTATCCTTTGCCTGACCCTTCATGCATTCCTCTACCAAGAAAAGTTCGGGGTTTGGATGTGCTACATGAGTCTTTTTTAAAGGGTTATATATAGTAACATTCTTTTTACATAATTGCAAAAAATCTTTATCGTTAGAAATAATATACCATTCCTGTTGCTTTTCAAGGCATAACACACCTATAACATCATCAGCCTCGGTGTCTTTACATCTAATGACTTTAAATGGAAAATGATTTTTGATTTCCAAAAGGAAACTTTCATACATATCATAATATCCATCCCAATCAAACTCTAATTTATCTCTGGATTCTTTGCGATGTGATTTATATTTAGACCAATAAAGTTTTCTCCACGAATGTCTATCATCCATAGCCAAAACTATTTCATTGACCCCGTGAACGTTTAACAAAGACTTGTAGATAGAATCAAAGACACGAAATTTGAATGTTTCCGTATCCATATCAACCACTTTCTTACTATTATCAGGATCGTACTTTAAAACATCTTGACCGAATAAATTCCTCATAGCAAGGTTATTCACGTCGAAACAAATTGTTTTTTTCAAATTATTACTCCAATTTTTCTTTTATATTATGTTATGTAATATGAAATGTAAACTTATTTAATCTTTCTGACATACTTTTTACCAGAATCATCAGTTGTTCTAACATAAAAAGGTCGATTATATTTTGTTCCTGACATATATTTCTGTGCAGGAGATTCCGACTTCCAACGCAAACGTCTACGACCGTCTTGCATGTTCTGATTAAATTCTTCGGGAGATACATCAAAACAAGGAAACTCATCCTTACCTTGTTTTATGATATCATTAGCCATAACACCATCAACATCAGTCTCATATCCTGAAGGTTGTGATTCCGTTCCCGATGCATTGGTGTTTTGATTTTCTCCACCCATAGTTACAACGTTTCTATTATCATTGGCGTGATTAGCACCACTATCACCCATAAATTCACCCATTCTGTGCCTCCATTTTCTTTTTTTGTTCCACACAATAATCTATTATTTTATCTATCCTATCCTCTCGTAATATCTTGGAAGGATGCTTCATACGCACATCTTTTATCGTCCTGAATATTTGTTTGCATAGTTCGCGATCAAATGGGACATCTTCGTTTATATATTCCGTTTCACCTTTATTTATCTCAATTCTGGCGACACCTGTCCCCTGTAGAGCATCTTTGATCATCTTGTACTTTATTCTGGTATTGGTATTCATATCCAAATACTTTCCATAAAGTATTGCTTTTGCTCCTCTCCCTTCCATTTTTTTAATAAAATCGACAAATCTTATATTTTCAGGCAAAAGACCTTCGTCACGTAACATATCAAATAGATATATCATGACAATATCACAAAATTCATCTGAATGTACACCTATACTACTCATATCACCGTCAATCTTATATTATTTGCATTTTTAATGGACTTCTTTAATCGATTATATCTTAATTTTGTAGCCGCACTTTCTCTCATGTAAACTGTTTTTATTTTGCCCAAACTTTTTGATTGAATATATCTCAACAGATCATCAAATTCTGGAGTAAATACTGTATTATTAGGATCACTTAACATTCCTCTGGTTTCACGAGATAACTGAACAATATATACTGTTAATAGCTCATGAAACTCATCTACCGTCATCTCTGTATTCATAAAATCTTAATATCCTCTGGAGTTACTGTATTTAAAAACTCTGTCATGTCAAAAAAATGACATATAGATAAATTATTACATTCGCCCCATGTCATTGTAATAGAAGGGATTTTTCGTAAATCGTCGTTTATTATAGATATGCCAATCAAAGCGTTAAATTGTTTTTTCTTATATATCAACATAGGTAATTTATCTGCTCTACAGGCGTCGTTACAACATTGCTCCCAGAATAGACGGATTTCGTCATTCTTAACGCCTTTCAGATGCTTATGAAAATTACTATTAGGGTAACCTACCTTACATTCAATACTAAACTTTGAGGTAAGAAATGTTCCCTCTGGTCTTAATGATATTATATCACCAGAAAGTTCTTTGTTTTCTATGGACACGGTTGCCACGGAACCACTACCCGGCGCTCTCCACCAGACATAGGGTTTCTCTACTCCTGTCAACCATTTAGTTAATGTTTTAGCAACATCACGTTCCCATGTCCCACCCTTACCTTTTCCTTTCGCCACAGATTATTTCTCCAATTAAACTTCGGTTTCTACTTTTCTATTTTCTCATTAATATCTATAATTATACTTCAAATAAATCGGATTCTTTATCGAAATGATCTAACGTGCCTTGTCCCATAGACACTATCTTTAAAACTTTTGTTAATGTGTGATCAAAGTCTACATCAACTGCATAAGTATCTATCAATTTTCGTTGAAATTTTCTACTATCATCATCATAGATTGTCCAATAATTTCTGTTCATACATAAAATCCTCCGAAGACTCGACTATGACTACTGCATTGCTTATGTCAAATGACTCGTCCCCTTCATATAACTTATCATTAGCCACATCCTGAATAGTCAAGGTTTTTTGAAAATTATCACCAAATCCAAGTATTTTAATGGGCATATATTTATCTCGTTCCCTCATTCCATTAATACCAGTATTTAAAAGTTTATCCGCCCAATCAAATAGAATATCTTTAATCTTTTTTGTCATTTTGCCAATGTTTAATGAGTATTGATTCTTGTATCTTCGAATACGAATAAATCCTTTATTTAATAAATTAATGATTATCTCTTCTCTAGCTTTACCTTCTTGTCCCATACGTTCATTGTATTTTTCATACGTCTTCTCAATCACATCAGTGGTTAATCCAAACTTTTTGGGGTTTTTAATAACAACATCGATGTGATTAGTTGATACAGGAAGAACTTCACCTCTCGGTGATATCCAATAAGCAACAGTTCCTGTGATTTCATTCAAATAAACTTTAAATTGTGTCATGACTCTAATATACAGTCCTTGTAGTAATATAAATTTTAAATCTAATAAAAAGGGTTCAATAGTATTTATACTAAAGAACCCTTTCACATTTAAATGATTTTATAATGATTACATTTTTTGTAATTCTGCCAACAATGCATCAGTATCATCTTGATCATTATCATTTGATTCGGCAACGTTTGATGATGCTTGAGATTCCTGAGTTGTATTCGCGTTAACGGGGCTTTCTGATGACATTTTAGTATCAGAAGAACTCATAACGGTATCCGAAGTCCCACGTTTATAATACTTCTCGAAGTTATGACCCACATCATCCCACAGCATCTCAGATTTCAAAAGTGTTTCCATCTCATCCACAGAAAGAACCAAAGATTTGATGTACTCTTCAAGAGAAATACATTGCGCCATAATCTCAGATATTTTTTCCTCTGTTTCAGCAATTGGAGTTGCTCTACGGGCAAAAATTGTATCACCGTAATCGGGCCATTCTTTACCATTTTTGTCCTTGGGCTTCGCTTTGACCTTCAAGATGAAGTCAAATCCATCTTCTGGATCGAAAATTTTCATTCCGTATCCCTGATCTTTATCATTGATTTCATTGGAAATTTTTGATTCCACTGTAGAGGGGAACTCATACAAACGAACAGTGTTGTTCACTTTGTATGCCTCATCCTTGACATCTACATCTCGAGGATCCTCAATGACATACACGTTAGACACATAACGTGTGTTACGTTTGTACTGACTTGCCTTACGTTTGTCTGTGTCGTTGCCTTGATAAAGAATCTTGGTAGCTTCGCAAAATGGACAATATTCCTCAAGACCGTAGGTTTTATTACAAAGGAAATACTTGAATTTTTCCCCAACACGAAAACCGTGATACATATATTCCTTATAAAATCCCTTTACTGGATCAGGTAAAAGTCGAATTTTATATTCCTTGGCTCGATCCACTGTACCCATTTGAGGGTTTTTCCATTTTCGAAAAAAGTGATTAGATGAATCATCCTTATTGTTTTCTGCCTCTTTCGCTTTTTGGTTAGCAAAATCATCATAATCGTCTTTTCTTAGCCATTTACTCATGTTTGTCTCCTATACTGTAGATTAAATTAATGTCTGTTCCGTTCTTTTAACGGTTACTGAATTATAAAATTTTTGTGTTGCTATGTAAACCCTATCTGATATTTTTAGCACAAATAATACATTTATTTTTTAACTTGTTTATTCGGTAATCAAAATCTTTTTTTGATTCTCAGATCTTTCCTCTTTTTCCTTTAAAGTTTCCCCTGTACCATAAATAAGCTGTTCTTTGGTTGTCTCTTTTTTAAGAGGTTTCTCGAGATAAGGTTTGTCCTCTGACTTTTTCATTCAATTCATTCTCCTTTTGTATGATAAATGGTTTTATGTCTTCAAGTTGCGCTAATATTTCCCTGTATCGCTTCACAAGGTAGGGAGAAAGTGCGCGTTCATCATCAGTGAGATTTATATACCCTTTATTAACACAGTAAGCTAATGTTATTGAGTCAATATTTCCCTGTACATACATATTCACACAGACTCTTATCTCACCGTCGCGGAATTTGCAAAAATTCTGTAATTCACTATATCCGGGTCTGATAGGTTTATCCAACATGTAATCAAAAATATTGTCAAATGAATCTTTGATTTCTTGGTGAGTAACTTCAATCTTTCTTTTACAAACTTTATCTTTATGGATATATAAATTAATAACCTTTTCATTAAGAAGGTGTTTATATGTAAACCCTTTCCATAACTCAAAACCACATGACATATATACATCAAGATCGATATTAGAATATGTTGTGTTAAAGTACATAGTAGCATCATTCAACCATTTAAGGTTATTAGGATTCATCTTTTCAAGGAACTGATCCCAATCCTTCGGAATACGAAATCCTCTACCACTTGAGTTTCCTTGTGCCCTTCTAAAGGAAATATACACATCTTTATTTGTAATCACTAAATATACTCCATCATTTATATTATTAATTTTATACGAGTGACAATATAATGTAAAATTTGAGATATGTAAATGACAAAAGAGGTGATTTAAAAGAAAACCACCCCTTGTTATCAATCTTTCATTGACATTTCAATCCTTTCATGAATTCTATACTTTTTAGTCCAATATTGAACATATTCCCCAATCGTAGGTCTAAATGGCTTTCGTCTCAAAAACATTTCGGATTCAGAGCATAAGCGGTCAGCTTTCCTATGATTACAAGGTTTACATGCAGTAACGCAATTCTCAAAAGTTGACTTTCCTCCTCTTGATTTAGGTATCACATGATCGATAGTACAATCTGATTCATATTCAATATATGTCCCACAGAATTGACAGGTTTGGTCATCTCTCATAAAAACATTTCTTTTTGAGTACGGCACACTTTGACCAAATCTTTTACGAATATACGTAATCACACGAATCATCATAGGAACAATCATTTTAACTGTTCCGTCAAAATTACGTACAACTCGGTCTGATTCTTCAACGGGATGAGCCTTTCCTTCATACAAAAGACAAATAGCATTTTGCCATGAAGTAACACTTAGGAATGAATAATCTGCATTAAGCACAATCACTGGTTCCATTTTTCACACCACCTATCCTTCTATATAGAAAATTTATTTGATTCATTTCCGGTTAACACTTTTGCAACTTTCGGATCATCTTTTAATTTTGCAATATAAACTCTGTAATTTTCAATTGCTTGTTGTTTGGTTACTACATAGTCTGGTTTACCTGTTTCTTCACTGGCAACAGTTACTTCATTTTTTTCTGTATAACAAAATACACATTTGCATGCCTTGCTTCCGGTGTTCGGTTCCATTAAAACACTGAAATCTGGATGAAAATATTTATCACATTTTACGCAACGGGGCATAAACGTTCTCCTGTTTTAACATATTTCTTTTATTTATTAAAATTTGCTCAGTTCATGAAGAGATTTCTCAATGTTTGTACCAATTTCTGCCATATTATTGTTAACGTCACGACAATATCGATCAATTCCTTCGCTTAATTTCTTCCCATCACTATAACAATTCAAGATTTCCATCTTAATTAAACCGCTGATTGCCTCTTCTACTGCTAAATAGGCATCACTCACATTATCAGGGTCAACATCAACAACAGTTAATGTTACCGATGGTTTAATACTTTCGTAATTTCCCGTGTTTATAGTAAGCGTCCTTGTGACACTTAAGTTTACCTTTGCCATATACTACCTCACAATTTCATTTTTTCTATCTTTACTATACCTTTAAAGGGTTTTCTGTCACCAAAAAAGGAACGGAACGTTACCGCTGAACCAAGTCCAATTTCTTTACAAATATCCCTCTGGTCGGCATTTATGTATTCTCTCACACTTCCATCATCAAAGTAAACAGAATACGAATATTTCATACCATCACTTATCAATGCTCTGTGTTCATTGGTTAATGGTTTACCCTTATGGGATTCACTCATCTTCCTTCTATGTTCTTCTGATAGAGATTTTCCATGATAGGCACCTATACATCCATACATGGAATTGTCTTCACCAGTAAACCTACCCTTCAACGAATCACTTATCCTCTTTTTAACCTCATCGGTATGTTCTGCATTAAGACCACCACCAACGGTTCTATTGTATAAGGTATATCCATCAGACACATATCGTCTTATTATAAAATCCTCACAATAATTCAGGTCATCAATATTAGAACACTCACAAACTATTTCCCACAACAACTCTTCGTCTGAATACTTCTGTATGACAGGATACAACGTGCCATTCTTAAACCTTCTATGTTGACTATACCTCTGGCGTAGTGGTCTGGTGGTCTGACCCACATATAGTTTACCATTGGTCAAGTTAGTGACCCTGTAAATTATACCTGTATGTTCATAGTCAAAGATATCCATACCTGTATTTATACATAGTTCCTTTTCTTACCGTGTTTATAGTCAATCAACTCATCAGGGGCGGTTATACCTTCGCCATTTAATAAATCATCCTTTTCTAAATTTAATTTCACTTTCTTTGGTCTCCAACCCACTACATCAACCCCGAAATTGTAATATGGGTCACCGTAATCATGTTTATGGGAATGACCATGTAGATTATATCGTACTCCAAGGGCAGTCAAATACTCGGCTTCTTGGGGTCTGTGACTGAAACAGTACATACCCATTGACCACCTGTGTTTGAATACACGTGTAAATCCTACATCCAAGAACCATTGTTTTCCTTTACGGTCATGGTTACCCATAATGAGAATCTTCGTTCCATTCAATTGTTGGGTAATTTCGGTAATTTGTTCTTTCGTACCACCACAGATATAGTCACCCAAATGGATAACAATATCATTAGGTGTTACTACACTATTCCACTCTTCAATACCAAACTGGTGCATTTCATCCAAATTAGCAAAGGTTCGGTTGCAATACTTGATAATATTCGTGTGGAATAGATGATGATCAGAACTAAAAAAACACTCAACCATGATTTTTATATACCCTATCTTTAGAGTAATGACCCAAAGAACACTCCATTCTCTTTAGTTATTTTTTTCCAATCTTACCAACAACTTGTGCTTTG